TTCAAATTTATTAAAAATGTATATTTATATATAAATGTAATATAATGGCAGAAGGTTTTACATATGGGGTTGATTTTCCTTTTGATACATCATTAAGGGGGGATGCTGTTAAAATGACAGAAAGTGCATCAGATGAGATTAGGGCATCTTTATTGCATTTGTTATTAACAAGAAAAGGTAGTAGATATTATTTGCCAGATTTTGGTACAAGATTATATGAATATTTATTTGAACCATTAGATGTTGTTTCATTTGATGTTATTGAAACAGATATTAGAGATTCTGTTTCAAAATACATACCAAATTTAGTTATTATTAAAATAATAATTGAACCAATTGTTGAAAATGATGAAGTTAATTCAACAAAATTAAATGTAGATGATATTGGGTTGAGTTCAAGAGATAAAGTTTATCGTTCACCAGGTAATGGTACATACCAAAATACTGCAAAAATAAAAATAGAATACACTACAAATAACAATAGTTTTTCTGGTAGTGAATTTGTTATAATAAATATATAATATGTCAGATAGAAAAATATCATATGGTGTTAGAGATTTTCAAGGAATAAGAACTGAGTTATTAAATTATGTTAGGACTTATTATCCTGATTTAATAAATGATTTTAATGATGCTTCCATATTTTCTGTATTTCTTGATTTAAATGCAGCAGTAGCAGATAATTTGCATTATCACATTGATAGAAGTTTACAAGAAACTGTATTACAGTTTGCTCAACAAAAATCATCAATATATAATATTGCAAGAACATATGGTTTAAAAATACCAGGACAAAGACCTTCTTTAACTTTATGTGATTTTTCAATAACAGTTCCACCAGGAGATAATGGAGCTAATTATTCTTATGCTGGTGTATTACAAAGAGGTGCTCAAGTTTTGGGAAATGGGATTATTTTTGAAACAATAAATGATATAAATTTTTCATCAAGTTATAGTACTCAAGGGGTTAAAAACCTTACTATTATTCCAAATAAAGTAAATCAAATAATAACTAGTTATACACTAACAAAACGAGAACCAGTAATTAATGGCACAACAAAAGTATTGAAAAGAGTTATAACTTCTTCAGATGTTAGACCATTTTTTGAATTATTTTTACCAGATAAAAATGTTTTAGGTATTACAAGCGTTTTATTAAAAGATGGGCAAATAAATACAATACCACCATATTCAGATTTTATTGGGGAAACAGATAGATGGTATGAAGTTGATTCTTTGGCTGAAGATAGAATTTTTATTGTTGATACAACTAAAGATTCTGATAGTGCAAGTATAAAAGTTGGCAAATATATTCAAACAGATAATAGGTTTATAAGTGAATTTACCCCAGAAGGATTTAAAAAAATGACATTTGGTAATGGGGTTAATACAGCATTGGAGCAATTAAATCAATTCACAACAACAGGGCAATTACCTACATTGCAAAATTATTTGAATAACTTTTCATTGGGTAGAACATTAAAACCAAATAGCACATTATTTGTGCAATATAGAGTTGGTGGTGGATTAAATACAAATTTAGGACCAAACACAATTAATCAAATTGGTACAAATGTTTTTACTATAAATGCAGAAAATCCAGCACAAGAAGCTGCTACAATAAACTCATTAAGAGTTAACAATATATTTCCAGCAATAGGTGGTGCAGGAATGCCATCATTAGAGGAAGTTAGAAATTTTGTTACATTTAATTTTGCTGCACAGAAAAGGGCTGTAACAATAAATGATTATGAGGCAATTATTCGTAATATGCCACCAGAATTTGGAGCACCAGCAAAAGTTGCAATTCAAGAAGTTGATAATAAAATACAAGTTCTTGTTTTGTCATATGATACTAATGGTAAATTGATTAGTGATAATTCAAAATTTTTAATAGATAATATTGCAAATTATTTATCTAATTATAGAATGATAAATGATTATGTTGTAGTTTCATCTGCAAAAGTTATAGATATTAGTGTTGAGGCAGCAATTACTATAAAACCAGGATTTACATCAAAAGACATAATAAATAATGTCATTACAATAATAAATAATTATTTTTTACCACAGAATATGGAATTGGGTAAAGATATTAATATATCAGAAATTAAAAGTAGTATTCAGAATTTAAATGGTATAGTAACAGTTTCAAACATACTTTTCAAAAATGAAGTTGGGGGCAATTACTCTGGTGCTGAACCAGTAGTTGGATATTATCCACCTGCAATAAATAGAATTATATCCACAACAGATGAAACTATTTATGCAGATTCAAATGAAATTTACCATATTAGATATCCACAAAAAGACATTAAAGTTAAAGTAAAAACAAATAATGGTTTAACAATTGGTTAATTTATTTATTTTATAGCAATATTCTTTATTAGTTATAAATAATGTATAATAAAATATTTATAATCAATAAATAATATAATGCAAAACACATATAGAATTAAGACTGAAATTGGTAAAGATAAGATTGTCAATTTTCAGTTGGATCAAAATATTGAATTTCTTGAAATTCTATCGTTTAAAGTAAGGCAATCAGAAGTATATACATTAGATTGTGCAAATTATGGTGTTGTTGCTGGAAGAATTACAGCAAATAATGGCTTTGGAATACCAAATGCAAGAGTATCAATTTTTATTCCATTAAGTGAAGAAGATGAGAACAATGAATTAATTAAATCAATATACCCCTATAAATCAATAAATGATAAAAATGAGGATGGGTATAGATATAATTTATTACCATCAGAACCATCATATTCTGGGCATGTACCAACTGGGACATTCCCAACAATGGATAATATTATGTTTAATAATCAAGACATTGAAGTTTATGAAAAATATTATAAATATACAGTAAAAACAAATTCAAGTGGGGATTATATGATATTTGGTGTCCCTGTTGGTAGTTATAGTATTTTAATGGATTTGGATTTATCAGACATTGGGGAATTTTCTTTAACTCCACAAGACTTGATAAGGATGGGTAGAGCAACAGAAACCCAGTTTAAGGGTAATTCATTTCAAGCATCAAGTGATTTAGAATCTTTACCACAAATTGTATCATTATCAAAAGGTATTACTATTTCACCATTGTGGGGGGATCCAGAAACTTGTGATTCCACAATAAATAGAGTTGATTTTGATTTAAGAGCAGATGCTAATATTGATATTCAACCAACATCAATTTTTATTGGCTCAATATTTGGTACAAGTACAATAGATAGTGTTAAAATAAATTGCAAGGTAAAAGAATCTTTGGGTAATTTATGCCAACTTGAGACTGGCCCTGGTAAGATATTAGCAATTAGGCAGTCAAAAAATCTTGATGAAAATAATTTACCAATTCTTGAAGTTTATGAATTAGATAATAATGGTAGAGTTATTGATGGTGATGGTGCATGGGTTGTTGAACTACCTATGAATTTAGATTATATAGTTACAGATGAAAATGGTAATAGATTAATTACTAATGATGAGACAAAAGGTATCCCAACAAGGGGAAAATATAGGTTCAAAGTAAAATGGCAAGATACAGATGATTCAACAAACACATCAAGAAAAGCAAATTTTTTAGTTCCAAATATAAAAGAGTATAACAATAATAAAAATAAATCATATTATTTTGGTCTTGACTGGAATGGTTATGCAAATAAAGATGCTGCAATTAATTGTGAAGATACTTTTTATGAATTTGAATATAATAAAGTGTATACTGTATCTGGATTAATTGACCAATATCAAGGGGGGACAAATAAAGGTAAATTTATTGGAATTAAAGAAATTGGAGATAGAAGTTGTGAACAAGTTATAAATAAATACCCAGTTAATGATGGGGTCAAAAACTTTGATTTATTTTATTACTTATTTTCTATTATAATGCAAATAAATCAATTTGTTTATATTCCATTATTGTTTGGATATCATTTGATTACTTTTTTATGGAATTTTTTTGCTGTAATATTATTACCAGCAATAATTGGTATTGTTAGTTTTCTATTAGTAAAAGAAATATCAAATTTTATATCTTGGTTAGTTACAGCAAGTTATTCTCTTGCCACTTTTAATCCATTTAGTCCATTATATAGTGCATTTCTTTTTGGTCAAGCAATTAAAGATTTGGCAGGTATTGTTGCATTAACAGCATTAAATGCTTATTTATTAATTAATTTTAGAAAAATATTAAAAACAAAAATAAAATTAATCCATTTACCAAATATAACTTACCCAAATTGTGAGTTTTGTGATTGCACTATGGAAGAAACTGATGTTGATGTGGGCAGCAGTATCCAAACTAATGGAGTATTATCTCAATTTTCTAATTATTCATTATATTATGATAATTTATCACAAAATTTTGATTGGAAAACATTTAGTAATATTATTGCAGCTAATATGGATGACCCCAAGTATAAGGATGACTTTGAATATGAGGACAATAAACCATTAATATTATTTTCTATGTCCCAAGCAATAGCAGGTAGAGTAACTAATTCATCTGGGATTAGTTCAAAAAAGATTGGGGAGACTGATATTAAAATGCCAAGGTCAGATGAATATACATTAACACAAGTTGGTAGTAAAAAATTTACAATATATAATGAAGCATTACCTATTGGTGAAAGGATTAATTATTTTAATTTAAGACAAAATTATTTTTATGACAAAAACAAAATTAAAGTAACTTTTGCTAATGATATTAATGAAAATAAAAATAAATTTCATTATGATAATGTAATTGTTATTTTAGCTGAAACTAATTTTGATTCTGGGGACATATTGAGTTTTGTTAATAGTAGATTATCAAAAGATCCCAACTTTTTAGTTAGTGGTACAACTATCCAAGGTGAAACATTCTTTGGGGTTACGGGTACAACTAAAATAACTGAAACCAATAATATTATAAATGTTAAATATGCTAACACTCAAGATACTGAACTTAGTGAAACATATAAATTACCAATTGTTTCTGGTAATACTACTACATCTTATTATGCTTCTGACATTGAATATTTCCAAGTTATTACTGGATTAACTTATTCAGAGTATATAAAAACATCAAATACTAGTAACAAAGGTTATTTACCTAGTGTTTTAACTTCACCAGCAGTACTTAGAGTTAAAATTGGAAATCAAACTGATGCTGGGGTGGAGTTGGTTATTGATAATCCAATAAAGTATTTCAATAATATTGATAATCAATATGTTTTAATTTTACAAAGGGGTGTGGATCCTTATTCACCTGAATATGTTAATAAGTATGATTTAAGTAAATTATTTGGCTATGAATTTAATAATATAATTATAACAGGTAATACTAAGTTGAATATACCAATTCAGAAATTAAATGATTATAGTAATAATGTTAAACTTTTTGAAAAAGAAAATAATTCCCAACAATATATAACAATACAAACATTAACAAATCAAGATGATATTTTCTTTGAATCTTATATTTTCCAACCAAGTAATCAATTTGCATCATATCAATCAAATTCTGTTTCATATTATTCTGGATTATTAGGTCTTAAATCACCAATAACCAATCCATTTATTTTTATTCTAGGCATTAAACCTAATTTAGTTAAATATGTAAAAAATTGGATAACAGCAATTCCTTATATAATTGATAATAACTTTTTAATTGTTGATGGAAAACGTGCAAAATCATTTTTTAATCCAAGCAAATATCCAGACAAAACTCCTACAGAATGGATTGATTCAAAATATAATAATTCAAGATTGGATTTCAATGGGGGTACTTATATGAATGGTATGGGTGATGTTAAGGCTAACAATCAATATGATGGTGAATTATCACCTATTGATTTCATTATTGGGGGGATAACCTCATTTTTTAAGAAGCAAAATTTAATGTTATATTTTTCATATAGTTCTCATTTAGAATTGAAAAATAAATTATTATCACATAATAATAAGAATAAGATTATTTTAAGAACAGATAGGCTACCAACATCTGATGGGTTAGATGGTAAAAGTTGGTTTAGTAATGGAGTTGGTATTTTACAACAAAATAATGCTTTTCAGATATATAAATATCCAAAAAAATCAACAGGTGAGGAAACTCCATCATATGGTGAGGTTGTTTTTGATGCTGACATTTCAGCAAATGATTTGGAATATTTACCAGGTTATGATAATGTGAATGAATCTTTCAATAATTGTGAAAATTTAGTACCCCTTTCTTGTTATGATAATACAAACAATTCAGAATCATTGTCAATTTCTGAATTTTGTAGGAGTGATAAAAGACAGCCTATTTATATAAAACAAGGGTGTTATCAGTTAGTTAGACGACCAATACTTGATTTATTACCAGATATAAGAGCATTTCGTGAATGGGCTTTTAGATTTAAATTAAATTATGCTATATGTAGGGGTATTATTTCAGAAACATTTGTTAATAATTGGGTTAATGGCTCATTATTTATGCCATCATTTAAAGTTAACAGTATTGGAAGTAATATAAGTAATCCAGAATTTTGTAGTGATATTGTTCATTATGATAAGTCTACAAACAGTTTTTATTATAGAAGTTCACCATATAGTAGTACCAATAATAAATTTATAGGTAGAACAAATCAATATGGTAATAACAAATTAAATCAAATAAATTTATTATACCCAACAACAATAATTAATTTAGGGGTTAAAAGTAGAGTTGATTTAGCAATAAATGATTTTAGCAAGTATGGTTATATTGTTAATACATTAAGTCCTACAAGTCATTATGATAATTCTGATTTAATAAATATGTTTGTTATTAGTAGAATTTTAGATTCAAAGGTTTTAAAATCAACAGATACAAATTCTATATTGAATTCATTTTTTACTAGAAATGGTAGAAAAATTGATGGGGATTTGGCTCAACTATTATCAATTAATTCTGAATTTGGTGTTACTAAATTCTCATCTGAATTTTATAAATTTCAAGAAGTTAATTCGCCAAGTATAATTTTTAGAGAGAATAATAAAAATTATATAGGTGTTTATTATTCTTCAACACAGAATAATTTATCTTTGAAAGATTATATTAGTCCTGGTAGAATAAATTTTACTGAAAATCAATCAAACAATATAATTTTTAATTATTATGGTATTAAATCACAAGAAGTTCCATTTTATTCTTGGATTTTAAATAATAAATCACAAACAATATTTGGTAATGATTTAAATAATTGGGGAACAAATAGTAATAATATTAAATCTTTAAAATATCAATCACTAGAAAGAATAAAACCAAAATCTGGGGATGAGTTAAGAGTTAATAAAAATTATGTTACCACAGATTATTTTTCAGATTCATCATATAATACTAGTTATAATGGTGATAGGGGTTATATTTTTGCTCAAAAAAATGGTGAGTATAATAAAAATGATAGAGATTTCAGTAAATCTTTTTTAGTTGGTGCACCATTCCATTTTTATTTTGGAATCAAAAAGGGGTTTTCAGCATTAGATAAATTTAAAATAAAATATTTAAATGAATAAATATAGTATTGTTCCTAATTTATATAGAAATAAAGTGTCTGAGGATACAAATTCTCAAATATCAATAGAGTTAGATGCTACTAGAAAAGAATTGATTGAATTTGATAAAGATTTAAATATTGATTTAAGGAATTTATATGAGAAAGAAAAAAGCAATTCATTTAATATAAGACCAATTTTTAATATAAATTACATATATAATAATTATTATTCAGGTACGACAAGTAGTAAGTATCAGAATGAATTGATATATCCAGTTATATCTGATTTAGTGATACAAAATCAAAACACAAAAAAAGGAATATTACAACCTTATGAATTTGATTTTTTCAGACCCCCAACTTCAAAAGCATTTGGATATGAATCAGTTAGTGCTTACACATATAATTGGAATTATTGTTTGAGTTATCCATATAAAAATGATTATTCTAAATCTTTGGGAATAAAAATAAAAGATAGAGATATTGAATGGGTGGTTTCTAAAGGGATACCATTTATAACAGAAAGAATTATAATAAATGGATTTGATATTATTAGAATTACTTGTGGTCTTTTGCATAATTTGAATGAGGGGGAGAGTATATTGGTTAATATTGATAATATTGAAAAATTATATAATATATTTTCATTTGGTGATGGTTCATTTAATTCTGAAAAATATATTGTAAATATTTTAAACATTAATAATGAAATTAAATCAAATATTACTGGCACATTAAAGCGTGTTATTCTTGATAGTAATTCTGGTGAAACAATTTCAGAATATTATATTAGAAAGCACAAGGTTATTAATGGTGGGGAAAATTTAATTGTTACAAAAGCTGGATTCCAGAAGGGTGTTTTTGATGGTAAGACTGTGTTAAGTTATCATTTGGATGAATTTTTATCTTTTAAAAAAGAATCAAATTATGCATACAATTTTTCATTACAAAATGAGATAAATATTGATGGTGTTGTAGATAATCAAAATAGACCATTAACTGAATTGTATTTAACAATAGTGTTTAGGGGTTATTCTGGGTTTTTTGCATCAAGAAATGAATATATGAAGCAAGGCTGGGAGTTTAATATAACTAGTAGTAAATATAATGATTGGTGGCATAGTAGGAATCCAAAATCTAATAGTAAAATTGAATCAGTTTCTTATTTTGATGATAAAAATAATGAATTTTTTTATTACAAAAAACCAAATGATTTTGATGGGGACTTATGTGAATACAATATGTATGATCAAAAAGAAATAGTTATTTCAGATTTTTATTATAAGATAAAACATTCAACTATATTCAATATAGGAAATAATGAAAATGGGTATTATTATAAGCCACACAATAAATTACAATTAAAAGTTTTTTCAGATTATGTTGAAACTTTGAATTCAAATGTTGCAAGTAATATACCAAATTATGCATTTTATTCAAAAATTGATGGGCAATTTAGATGGAGGGATATTTATAATGTTGGGTTTTTTGATGATAATAATAATGGTGTGAATTACCCATTTATAAATAATTCATTTTACCCATTTGTTAATAGTGTTTTTAAATTGATTCCTGAAGGTTATGATTATTATAATGAAAAAATATTAAAATCAACAAGTATTGATGATAAATTTTTAATTGTGAAACCGGTTAAAGATGAGTGTGAATAAATATAGATTACTGCAACCTAGAGTTAATGATTTAACAATAAGTATTCCTATTAAATTAGATTTTGATAATCTTGGGCATCAAGATACTATTAATAGTTATGGAGAGGATGTTTTGAGTAATGCAACTAATGCAATAGTAGATTATGAAGTTGTTAGGTTTTCACATAGAGGTATATTAGAAGGATTTCCAGAACCATCACAAAGTACTACCCCAACCCCAACCCCAACTATAACAAGTACACCAACTCAAACAGTAACACAAACCCCATCTGTAACACCAACAATAACACAAACCCCATCTATAACTCCATCAATAATGCCAACAACATCAATAACACCATCAATAACACCATCAATTACACCAACTATTACAATAACACCAACAACATCAATAACACCATCAGTTACACCAAGTATTACACCATCTATCACAATAACACCAACAACATCAATAACTCCAACAATAACACCAACACCATCACCATCAGAATTAAGATATTATTTATCTAATAACTTAATTGTATTTAATCAAAATTGTAATTCAAATTAATATGAGTGAATTTAATATATATGCACCAACACCTGGTAGTGGATGTTCAAGTTGGTTTAAGCATACAACTAGTGGGGATGCTTGTTCTTCTATATTTTGTGTAACAACACCAACAAATTGTATTGGGGATTGTGATAAATTATATGTATCAACTCAAAGAACCCCCCAAACTATAGAGATTGGTGATACTTTGTATGATACAAATAGGATTAAATTAGAAGCAGGTTGGTATGTTAGTAGTACAAAAGGTGTTGTATTTAATGTTGATTCTAATGGGGTTCTGACTAGTATTAATACTTGTTCTGGTGACACCTATGTTAGGGATTATGATGGTAATTATTATGGTACAGCAACTATTGGTACACAAACTTGGTTTACAGAAAATTTAAGAACAACAAGGTATACTGATGGTTCGCCAATAACTAATATTACAAATAGTACAACTTGGAGTAATTTAAATGTTGCAGCATATTGTGCTTATGATAATGATAATATTAACACTTGTTTTGGTTATTTATACAATTTTTATACAACACAAGAGGTGGTAGGATTATGCCCAACAGGGTATAGAGTTCCAACATTATCTGATTATAACACATTATCTAGTTATTTAGGTGGTAATAGTGTTGCTGGGGGCAAGATGAAAACTGGTGGTTTTGTATGGTGGAATAGTCCAAATGATGGGGCAACAGACATTAGTGGTTTTAATGCTTATCCAGCAGGCAGAAGATTATATAGTGGTAATTTTAATTTCTTTGGAGAAACTGCTACTTTTTGGGTAGATAGTGTTGATGGGTGTGCATCTAATTTTGCCAAAATAGTTCAGTTGAAATATACAAACAATGATTTAGATTTTCAATGTGATAATAAAAGAAATGGATATTCAATTAGATGTATAAAAATTTAATATAATGGCAATAGATTATAGTTTAAATATAAATTTTAATTTTTACAATGGTGTTAATTTGACTTCAAAATTAAATTGGGATACAACATATCAAACACCTAGTAATAAATTTTTGACTGACAATATAAGATTTAATACTGAAAATTTTAATAACTCTTTTTTCAAATTAGATTATTATGACTCTCCTTTTAGTAAGTCACAAAAGTTATACCTAACAACAATATTGCAAGCAAGTAATGGAATTAGATCTGGGGATATTATTATTCCAAAATACCTATTGGATCATACTGAGAATACTGAAGGCTTTTATATATATTGGCTAAGAGACTTTACAATATTAAATATTGATACATTTTATGTTAGTGCAACATTTTTCAATGGAGGCACAGGTAGTGTAAAGAGAATGTCAAATAGATGTCAATCAGATTTACCAACAAATGACAAATATAATTTGAATGAAATTTTTGATTTTTATTATAAGTTAAAATTAAACTATGATACATATACTTATGAGTATTATGATATTAATAATGGTCGCCAGATAGGCATTAAACAAAATCCAATGAATTGGTTTGAATATGTAACTAATAAAAATGGTATATAAAATTAAAATATCTCCAGAGTCATTATCATCTATAATTAAAGAAGTTACTTATAGTGGTAATACATTTGGTGTTTATACTGGGATGACAAGTTTATTAACTAGTGGTGTTGGGGGGACATCTAGTTTAACAGGGTTAACTATACCTATTTTATTAACCCAAGATTGTGTTGATGCTGGGTATTATTCAGAATTTGATGGGGCTATAATGCAAAAAGATACTGTTTTAAATTATGTTTTTTCTGCTAAAAGTGAATATGAATATTGTGTATCCAATACATCAATATTTAATACATATACTAAAGAAACAAATTATAGCCTTTATTGGGGAGACCAGAGTAATAGTGAAGTTATGGATAATGTTACTAAATGTCATACATATAATAAATCAAGCAGCAATTATGTAATAAAACTAACACAAAATAATAATTTTGGCACTAATATTATTAGTAAAACAATAAAAATACCATTTAACAAGGATAAACAATCTGATAATCCTAGTGGAACATTTACTTTCATCCCAAGCGGAGGACCTTGGAAAAATACCCCTTTGAATTATGATTATATTTTTACTGGTGATACTGGTATGGATATTAATGATTATATGTATGATACAAATTTTAAAGTTACTGGATATACAAAATCAAATTTATTGGAATTATCATTATATGGTAATAAATCTTATGTTGTTGGTGTTAATGTATTTAAAGATGGTGTTCCATATGGTAAGGTTACTGACATAAATGAAAGTTTCACAGCCTATACAATACAGGACATTAAATATGTTGATTATCCATTTGGTGTGACAACATTTGAGGTTAGTAGTAATGGATTAACAAAAAATACAACACAAATAAAACCAATAACTAAGAATGAGGCATTGATGAAATCAGTATCTGATGTTCAGATTTTTTCAAATGTATTTGTAGAAAGGGGTAAAAATTCAGGTTATGAGAGAGTTCAGAGACTTGGTGAAGTTAGGTCATTACAAGATATGGAAAAATATGGATATGGGTATTTTAAATTGACAAATAAATAAAGAAATAAACTATTTATAATAAAATAAAATAATATGGCAATTGGTACATATGGAACAGTTAGACCTAGTGATGTTAGTCCAGAAGATGTTGAGATAGTTATGGTATATGCACCAACTAGGGATCAATCAGATTTGATAACCCAAAAAAAATTGGATGCAACAACTATATTAAAACCTTATTTTGATAATGATTATCCTAATGAAATTTTAGGTGGGTTATATAACTTAACACTACCAGCTAATGAATTTGTTTCACTTGGTTATTATACATTATATTTAAGACCAGCACAGATAAGAACATTGATAACTGACTGTGGTGTTTTGAGTGCTTTACCAAATGTAAAGGGTATTGTTATTGATTTAAATAATGTTCCAGATGATTTTAGAAATAAATTTGAGGTACCCCAAGAATTGGTTGGATATCGTGTGGAATATTTGAATAACAATCAAAGAGTGCCAAATTTTTTTAGAATAATTACATCATCATTTTTTTGTGAACCAATTGTTACAAATGAGGTAAACACTAGTCAAAAATCAATACGTTATCGTTATGTAGATAATAACACAAATTTAGTTTTTTTAACTTTAAGTCCAAGTAATTCACCATCTAACAAGACAAATGCAACTCCTTTTATTGGGCAACCAAATCAAAGTATTATTATAAGTAATACATATTTTAATCCAACAACTTTGGAGATTGAAATTACTGAACATGATTTATCAACATTAGCAATTGGCTTGTTTGGTAATCAGACCAAATCTATTGAGGATGGTATATATACACTATATGATACTAGTAATAACATCTATAAACAATACAATTTATTTGAAGTTAGAAATCAATTTAATGAGTTGTTATATGAGGTTAGAGAAGATAGGGGTGATGATATTGATATAAGTAAAAATTTAGATAATATAGTAGAATAATGCCAATAATTTACGTTAAAAATGTTCCAAATGGGGGAACTCCTAGTGTTTTTGATAATTTAGTTGGATATCAATTAGTTAATGGTGGAGGTTTAACTTTTGGTACATTTGAATTTGTCCCATTTATTAGTGAAACAATTAATCGTAAGTTTTATACAAATGTTTTTGATTCTCCAATAAGCCTTGAGAATCTGGGGATAAGTGATTCAATTGATATTAAAAATTCTATAAGTAAAGAATTAGATATATATCCAAATTATGATATAACTCAAGTTATGAGTTTTGTTATGTATGGATCATTATCTAAAAGAATTTTAGTATCAATAAATAATATTATAAATAACTTTCCAGCATCTATTGATGTTAATTTTTATGATAATAATTTAGTTACTGGTTATACTGCTACAAATATTTCATATGATTCAGTATTAGATGAAACAACTTTTGATATTGATGTATCAAGAATTTATAATCCATTTAATATTGAATTTAGTCTGAATGCTAGAATAAATTTATTAGCAAGAGAAATAAAAGTATCAGAATATAGAGACTTAACACAATATTATAGTGATTATGTTTTATCAATAAATGGTGTTTCATATCCTTTGATTATTTTAAATCCAAGTGAAAGTATAACTGAAGGGACTTTAACTATAACAGTTTCTGGGTCACCATTTGGTATTTCATCATCAAATAGTTCTACTTCATATATTATTAGACCTAGTGATTTTTTATATAATTTAGTTTTAAAAAGTAATTTTGATGAATTGGAGCAATATATGTTGAATACATTATCAACTCCAATTTATACAATGATGTTACAAGTACCCCAAGAAAATGATAATGGACAATTTACTTTAGTTAATACAAATTTAACATTTCCATTAGATGGGGTTTGGAATATTGACATATATTCTAATAATTTTACAACATATTTAAATGATTTAGAAAACATTTCAAATTATTTTGATAATGCCAGGACAAATTTAATATCAAGATTTTTTGTTTCAGATTCATTAAAAGAATTTGATACATTTGATAGAAGAATTGAGAGTATGTTGCAGATATATGGAAGGAGTTTTGATGAGGTTAAGAAATTTATTGATTCTTTGGCATATATGAATTCTGTAAATTATACACCAAAGAATGATATACCATCTCAATTATTATTGAATTTAGGACAAACATTGGGATGGCAAGAAAATTTTCAGTTTTTAACAGATGAATCATTGCTTGATTCTATTTTTGGTAATAATAGTGATTTTAAATATCCAGCATATAATAGATCACAAACACCATTGGAGTTGAATTATTCTTTTTATAGAAATTTGGTTATCAATTCTTTTTATTTATTTAAATCAAAAGGCACAAGACGTTCAATAGAGTTTATTTTAAGATTATTTGGTGCACCAGATGCTTTAATTGAATTTAATGAACACATATATTTAGCTGACCAAAAAATAAATTTAACAAAATTTAATACTGAATTAACAAAAATACAAACAGGTTCATATATTGATATTGACCCTATTTTAAGTACAAATACATATCAATTTCAGAGTAAAACATATTCTGCTGTTACACAAAATACAAGTTTAGCTACTGTAAACTTTAACCAAATAAATTACCCTGTTGATAGAAACACAGGTTACCCCCAATCAAAGAAGAATAATCAATTATTTTTCCAGATGGGTGCTGGTTGGTATCAATTAACTCCAAAACATAGGAGTTTGGAGATTCCTACAAAAATAGGTGAAGGTGCAACAGCACAATATGGTTCAGAATTTGAGCCATTCACATATGGAGATAAATATCTAAATATTTTTAGAAAATTTCCATATATTGATGAAGGATTTACCTTATCCAAGTATGTTGATAATAAGAAATCTTGGTCAAGAGATAATACATTATTAAGGGTATCAAGTGATGGTAATTATAATGCTTATTATTTTGTAAGTGATGAAAGGTTATTATTAAATGTTAAGAATGTTGGTATATTCTTAAATCCTGCACAAGGGCTTTTATACGATGTTTGGGTTCAATCTAAGGATTATGATTATCCAATACCACAAAGTGGCTTGACGTTCCCCTATCCAACAACTGGAGGTACTGATTCAACATTTATAAACCCACAACCAAAATCAAAATCATTTTTTGAATTTGCAACAACATTTACAAAGAATATGATTAATGTTCGTAATAGAATGTATATAACTGATGGTAAGACTGGGGGTTATCCAACATTACAATCTATATTTTGGAAATATCTTGAAGCACCATATACTGTTGGTATACCAACAAATAAATATACATATGAGAAATTAATTAAATTTGTTGAGGGGATTAATCCTTATTGGATTAAAATGGTTGAGCAGATGATTCCAGCCACAACCCTTTGGATGGGAGGCAATAAGTTTGAGAATTCTGTATTTCACAAACAAAAATATGCCTATAAAAGGGTTATGAAAGATTTTAATGGTTGTAAGCCATATGTTATAACTAATACAACAAATATTGTTATAAGTTCACTAACTCCAATTTCTAGTGGGGATGATTATATTACTTCACCAATATTTTCAGATATATGTATAAAGAATGGTATTAGTTTGGTAGCCACTCCAACTGAATCATTTAGTGTTATTTTAGGTAATGCAATAAATGGGGCATTGACTAACCTAAATCTTTCTTGTGATGGTACTAATGTTTTAACTACTTGGTATAGTGAAATAATATTAGATTCCAAAATTGTTTCAAAAATTAAATTTTATGATGGGATTGGGGATGATGATGTTCCAACAAATACACAATGGGATAGTGCTTTAATTGATGCTTTATCTAATTTGGAATATTATGATATAAATTATAATAATCCTATAGATGGTTCAATAAATTTTATTGATTTGGATTGTGTTGATGATATCACATCAAATAAGTTATTAACTATAAATGTTGGGGTGGATGTAAATATAATTTGTTAAAAAATGGCAGCATTTGATTATTTTATAAGTGTAACCGGGGATTGTTCAAACACAAATGTTGGTGCTATATCATTATCATTAACTGGTGGAACTTCACCATATACTATTGAGTGGGTTGATCCACCAATAGGTGTTAGTATTACAACAGATGAATTCCCAATTTTACAAACTGGGTTATCTGCAACAACATATGGGGTTAGGGTTAATGATTCAACTTTAAATAATAATTTGGAGTTTTATTTAAATATACCAGTATCTAGTGGTTGTTGTGCATCAATTTTATCAACATCAAATACTTTATGTGGGGAGTCAAATGGTTCAGTTACTGCAACAACAACATCATATTTTTCAACAACAGATTGTTATTTATACACTAGTGGTAATACATTAATTTCAAATAATATTTTTAGTTCTGAATTTATTGTTTTTGAAAATTTAAGTGCTGACACTTATTATATATATGTTGAGGATGTTGGAGGTTGCACAGCAAAGACAGAAAGTTTTGTAATAAATTCATCAAATTCATTTGATTTTGGATATTACACTATTGATGCATCACCTTGTTTTAGTGGTGCAACTGGAAAAATATATATAACAGGTCAAACAAATCCTGGACCATATACATATTTTTGGGATAATGGATTTACTGGAAATCCAAGAACTAATTTAGTTGAAGGAAGTTATTTTGTTGATGTTACAGATAATAGTGGTTGTACCAAAAGAAAAATAATTAATATAGAGAATGCATCTACTATGGGATTAATTCAGATTATCCCAACACAACCAAATTGTTTTACTGCAACTGGTGCATTGGATATAACCATAAGTGGGGGTACAGCACCATTTTATTATTCAGCAAATAATGGTTATTATGATATAACATATGATAGAAATTTTATAATGACTGGATTGACTTCTGGTTCTTATGAAATTACAATAAAAGATGCTGCTCTTTGTGAATTTTCAATATTCACAAGTTTAGAAAGACAAAATGGTATAACATCAGCATCAATACAAGGTACTAATTCTACTTGCTCAATAAATAATGGTAGTATATCAATAAGTACAATTGGGGGTTTGCCTCCATACAAATATGGGTTGATTGATTATAATGGGGATACAAATGAAGTAATTACAACATTTAGTAATTATATATTTGATAACTTATCTGGCAATAATCCAACTGGTTATACTTATACAGCTTATGTGGAAGATTCAACAGGGTGTTACTATTCTGATGAGATAATAATAATAACAGAAGACAAATTTGTATTAAATTACTCATTAACTGGGACAACTTGTGATTCAAACAATGGTAGTTTATTTGCATATGTTAGCACAGGAGCTACACCACCTTTGGATTATTATTTAAATACCACATCAATTATTGATACAAATTTAACTGGTGTTACATTTCAAAACTTAATAGCTGGTCAATATCTTTTGAGAGTTGTAGATTCAAAAGGTTGTGAGCAAACAAAAAATATTCAAGTAGATTCAAGTAATGGACTTGATTTTTCATTATATCCAACATCTTGTGTTAATGGTAATGATGCAACAATTACTGCATTAATAACAAAAGGTACTGGTCCATTTACATTTAGTTGGTCAAGCAATATTAGTGGTAATCCACAAGAAATATCTGTAACAGGTTTAACAAGTGGTGATTATAGTTTAACAATTGAGGATTCAAGTGGGTGTTCATTGACAAAAGAAACAACAATAAATTGTTTTTCTGTAAGTACATCATATCAGACATATATAGTTGATTCACAAACATTTGCATTACAACCTTTAAATAATTTTGGGTTACTAGATTTTCTAAATGAAGGATTTGTTGATTTAGTTAATTCTGAATTTAGTGGATCAACAACAATATTAAATCCAAAATGTTCATTAAATTCTGCAATATTTACAATAGAATATACATTAGAACCAAGTGGATTAACTGCAAATAATTCATTTTTTACTGGATATACAAGAACTGACGTTCCAACAGATTCAGAATATGTTGATGAAATAAAATTATTGATAGAAACCATCCCTGGGATAAATGATGTTTCATATGACTTAGTAAGTAATACTCTAAATATCATTGCTGACCCAAATGATAGTATAACATCTCAAGTTTTAACTATAAACTTAAAAATAACATATGATATTACTTGTTCAGTATGACAAACATTATCATTTCAAGCATAAGTGGTAACACTCCTTTAAGTATATATGTATCTGATGCATATGGGGGTAATGAAACCTATCTGGGTCAAGTAACAACATTGCCTTTGGTGGGTAATTTAGTGTATAGTTTACCTATTACATTTAATTCATCTCCCCAAGTTACCATTATTATTGAGGATAGTGAAGGATGCAGAACAACAAAGAAATTAAATTGTTATATAGATTGTGATATTGTTTATAGTATAACTGATATTACATTAATTACTCCAACACCAACACCTACACCATCATCAACACCAGGATATATTCCGGTTGCCACATCAAATAATAAAATAACATTAACAAGCATAACAGGAACTCCACCATTTGGTATTTATATATCAGACATAAATGGAAATTATGAAACTTATGTTGCAACAATAACAAATACTGGA